CAGATCGATGAAGCCACGGTCGCGCATGTATTTGAGGTAGCGCACCGCCTGCCAGCGCTCGCCAAGACCGCCAGTCTCGAGCGAGCCGTGAGTGTTGTGCTCAGCGATGAAATTGCCGACCAGCGGATTTGGGCTGTCAACGATCGCCCGCATCACGTTCCAGCGGCGGTAATCCAGCGAGCCATACCGGTGAGGGTTGGCAAAGCGCCGGATCACGATTTGAGTTGAGTTGCGCATTTCAGTTCCCTTTGGTTGAATTCCCGTTTCGACACTGTATCTAACTCCAAATCCAACCAAAAAGCAAGCGTTTTTTCCTTTTTCTTTGAGATATATTATTGTGTTATTTCATGAACTTAGCAAGAACTTCAAAGGGAGACCGGTTTATTTCCTGGCCAAAAGTGGCTTGAAATGGCTCCTTGGTTCGGTTCAACTCCGGGTGGCGGCCGTTGTTGCACTCTCGACAGGCGGCCACGATGTTGTCATGCCGGGTGGTGCCGCCAGCGTGCAATGGAATGAGATGATCACCGGTTGGATACAGCGGATGGTTGACGCCGTATTCAAATTTCATTTCCCGGTTGCACCAATAGCAATGCATGTTCTGCCTGCGCATGGCAGCATCGCGCAGCGCGCGAAAATGCTTGGTGCCATCCAAACGATACGGCCTACGTTTTCTTCTTGACATTTTTTGCTTCCTGAATGCGACGTATGCGAACAAAGCGGATGGGCACTACAATGTTCCAATTGCACCAATCACAACAGCGCCCATCATTGATTGGCCGAGCATCATTGCCAAAGCCGATGAATGTTCCTTCACAGATGGAACAGATGCGAACCGGTTCAGGCTTGCTCATTTGGCGGCGTCCAATTTTCTGGGCGAGCATCTTCCTTGTTTGGCCAGACAATGCCCTTGCCATCGCGCCAATCAAACACTGTGCAATCATCTGCGTCAGTGATGATGACGCGAGCGATGATGCCGAGCATGCGACCGGGCTTGCGGCTAATGACGCGCTGCGAGAGCTCCACCGCCGCTTGCAAACGCAGCCCGCATCCTTCGTAAGTGTAGGAGCCATCCGGGAAGAATAGCACCACATTGAAGCTGTCCATTTTTCAATCCTTTTTGCGATGCAGCTTCTTGTCTTCGGCCAAGCCTTTGTTGTAATCACGCAGCAGCATGTCAGACATGACCTCATCCAGCCGATCCTTGGTGGCTTCTTTTCTGGCATTGGCTGCGACGATGAATTGCCCAGGAGTGTATTTCCTGCCAACAGCGATGGTCATGCGCTTTGGATCTGTACGCAATCCAAACTCATTCAGAAACAAAGCGAAGCCGCGCAGGATTGAGCCATCCGGCCCTTGCGCATCTTTGGGCCAGAGATGCTTCACCATCAGCAGCGTTTTGCTGAGGACCAATTCGCCGTAGCGATCCCAGATGGATTTCAGCGCTGCGACAGCGGTGATGGTCGATGGAGACTTGTGCTGCGCCACCACATATCCCAAACGATTGACCAATCTGTTGATGCTCAGTTCCGGCTCACGCTTAGCGACGACTGCCACCTTGAAATGAACGACTGGCCGAGCTCTTTTACGACCATCGTTGATCCCGAGCCAAAGTTCAGCAGCGCGTGCCGGATCGGCTTGCGGAATGACACGACAGGGAACTTTTTCATACGGTCCCCATTTCATTTCAACAGCACTCTTTCTGTGCTGCCCTTCGACGACGTGGTAATCGCCTTTACCGTTAGGCAAAGTCACCACCAGCGGATCAAATTTCTCATCGTCGAAATTTTCCGCAATTGCACGTGCCCATTTCACGTCGTAAGGACGCTGGGATTGAGCCCATACCACCGACAAGTGTCTGACGGCGATCCACTCCATTCTATAATTTTCCGGTCTCATTGGACTTCTCCTTTCAACTTGCTACTTAGCATGGCTAAGGCTTTTTTCGCAGCATTCACTTTAAGAATGGCTGCGCGTATTTGCTCGACAGTGTAGCCAAACGGAATGTCAAATTCGGCGGCAGTCTCGCAAATCTCGTTCAAGGCAATCAAAGCGCAATCAAAGCGCTTGACAGCCACATCACGTTTTTCTTTGCGTGGTTTTTGTGCGAGCCAGTATTTGCTGATGATTTGATTGGCAATTGGCCGCACATGAACCAGCGATTTTTCTGCATTTAGCGTCTCGAGGCACTGCTGCAATTTGCTGCGATCTTCAGCTTGCATGTAATGTTTGGAAATTATTAGCAGTTTGCGAATGTAATTTAGGGCGAATTCATTAATGCCAATCAACTTGGAAGCATTGTCACGCTTGTGCGTCATTGATTCAGCCACCAGATCAGTGATGCGCACATCAGGGGCGATGCGATGAAAAACATCGCATCGCCGCAACTTTTTTTCTTCGCTTATCGTTATGACAACATTGGTCATAGCGTTTGCACTCCGATAGCCCACACTGCGATCGCGGACAAGAACGCCGCGAGCGCGATGATCTCCAACATGTCCCTCAACATCTTCCCCTCCTTCATGTTACTCACTCCCCTCTTTCACCAGCAAATCGCGATCGACTTCTTCACGCCAGCCATTCTCCCATCGAACAAAAACGGTCCAACCGCTCCAGCCGTCAACGCGGCCGATGTGAGCAGGATCGTCAGTGACATAAACGCGGTCACCGGTGTTGAGGCCAAACCAATCATCAACGCGGCGTCCCCGGCGCGATGTGCGCTCTGGCAAGCCGAGCTCGCGGCGCAACTTGCGCGCGGGTGATTCATAGACGAACTCGCTCATGACTCCAACCATCCGCATTGAGTGTTGTAGCCCCAGAAGCCTCGGCAAGTGCCGTTTGGCCCATTCTGCGCCACCGAGCCGTTGCTTGCTCCGACAAGCATCAGATCTTTGGCTTTAGCAGCTTCAGCCCAAGCAGTGAAGTCGGTGAATTGCTGCGCACCGTTCGGCCCGAATTGTGAAGCGTTCGTGTTCATTTCGCCCTCCACGTTCTTGCATCATCACCACCACAGCCCATGGTTATGTTGCCGCCGGTGGAGTGGTATTTGCAACACGTCGGTGACCAATCCTCCAGCTCAACTGCTGCTTCAAGCAACTCACTGGCCAATTGCATGAGCACGCCAGCTATGTCATTTTCCGGTGCGCGCAAGTCAGCCTGCTGCATCAGCAGATCATGAATTTCGCGCGTGCTGAGAATCTTGACAGTCGGACGCGGCTGTTCATAAAAGCCAGCGTCCCAAGTGCCGATCTGCTCGTTCCATTTGATGCCAGCGTTTTCGAACAACGCCTCGAGTGCGTCCAACGCACGAGTGCCGCCATTGATGGTTGCTTCCGCGCCATCCTTGGCAGTGAAGTGAACGGTGGCTTTCATTTTCAAATCCCCTTGGTTTGAGTTGGCATTTCGGAAACGGGCACCGCTGCGGATGCCCGCCCGAAATGTCATCAGTGTACGTGGTTGATGCACTCCGGTCCGAAGCCTTGCGCGATGCTTTCCGGCACCGTCAGCTTGCGGCCACAGCGACCGCAACGTCCTTCGTGCCAGATTTCCAGCTCGGCGGGAATGGTGCCTTGCATCAAGTTCTTCCACGCAAACGTGAATGCCCGAGCACAAGGAGCTTTAGGGCTGATCTCGCCCGGCTTTGGAACTTTACGGCCCACGTAGAAAACTTCACGCACAACGCGACCAAGCCATTGATAGTCGGAATTGTTGTCCGGACCACTCAACACTCCAACCATCAGCGTGCCGTCGGTGACTGGCTGGCCAGTCGCCCGATCAGTCGGAATGGCAACGCGGTAAGTGAAGCGCGTGCCGGAGCGGAGAGAAACAAGCGTCACCGTCGCTTTGCCAGCGCGCAGAAACTGACGAGCGGTGATTGCGTCGGTGAACTTGCCGCGCATATCATGTTCCTCTTGGCCCTCGCTGAGGTCGCCGTCGAGGCCGTCCCAGAGATCAACTTGCGTCATTTTCAGTCTCCTTTGGTTTGATGTGATGGTTTAAGTGCCACTAGTTTCGCTTGATCTGCCGATGGCGAGGCAGGAGCTCCGTTTCACTGATCGGACCAACATGGTCGGTTGAGTAGGTCAGCTTGAAAATTTTGCCGTTCCATTTCTTCGCAGAAGCTTTTGCGGCGCGAAGCGTTTTGAAGGCACAGAACTGATTGGGCACCCAGCGAACTTCAAAAAGAAAAAGAAGTCCAGGGCGGCTATCAACTCCGCCCTTTAAGAGGTCCCGCTCCTGATTTGTTTTCATGATGGCATTATGCTCCAATAAAAAAGAAAAAGCAAGTGCTTTTTCATTTGACGAATTTATGATGTAATAACAATGACTTAATGGCAATCCAATTCCACGACCTTGGACCGCCCGGCCAAAAATCGAGCGGATTTTGGCTGCAGCGCTGGCCATCGGCCAAGGTTCGAGCAGCGCTGCCCGGCAGCAAGAAAAGAGTGTCATCAACGCGTGCCTTGCGTCGCACAGCGATGAATACTCGACCACCGGCCCGCAACCGCCGCTCCGTCCAACCGACTTGTTCTGGGGAAACATTAACACGCCAGCCGCGTGTTGCTTTCAATTCAATCCAGCCTTCAATGCCTTCGCAACAATAATTCAAGTCAGGCACACCACGACCGGTGGACCATGTTTCAACGCTTTGAAAATCAAATTCAGGCAGATGTTTGCGAAAGATTTGTCGCAGATTTGCGTCAGCCATTTTGATCTTGTTCGCCAGCAGGCAATTTGCGGTGCATATTGCCAAGTGAATCATGAACGAATGCTTGATCTAAATCGCCGATGTGCTTGATGCGCTGCACCATTAGCATGCGGAATGAATTTGGTACAAAACCCTTAAGCGCGTAAATTGCCTTGCCAGGACGGCCACGTTCAACTACTGGACGACCAATCAATGGATACAAGTTGCGATCAATGCGACACAGCAGTTGCTCAGTGTCATCCCGCAAGAAAATATTGAGTGCGTCCGTCGGCGGCGGAAATGTTCTCCCGCCGCGCCGCATGACGCGAATTGGTTCATTTTCATCCAACGTGGCGAGCCGTTCGGCTAAGCCGATCACAACCACGTCGCCACGCAGGCCAACTTGCACATCAACACACTTCATTGGCGTGGATACAAGTCGAAGTCCAGAACTTGGCAGCAATCGTGCAATAGCATCAGCGATTGGATTCAAACTGTCAATATCAGTTTTGGCTTGCTCAAGCAGTTTGAGCAAAACAGGCCGAATTGGCGTGTTGCTCGCGCGCGCTTCCATGATCTCTTTGACAAATGCTGGGCCAATGCCTTTTATGGAAGTGAGCGGCCCCAACAATAAATTGTTTTCGCGGTCAACTGTCCAGCGATCTGTTGAATGCAATGGGTCGAATGGCTTGTAGCCAATGCCTTCGACTTTCAGCTCGCGCAACAAAGCGATCTGCCGGGCTGGAAGTGTTTCAGCATCCAGCGTGGCTGCAGCAAACTCCAACGGATAATGCGCTTTCAAATAAGCGCAATAATAGCTCACCAGACCATAAGCCACACAATGGCTCTTGTTCATCTGCCAAGAACCCATTGTGGCAATGCTGTCCCAAATCTTTGTTGCCGTTTCTGTCTCAATGCCATTGGCCGCTGCACCAGCCAGGAAGTTGGCTTTGTAACGAGCAAAAAATTCATTGCCCAAACGACCGGACATTGCCTTGCGAATGGCGGACGTGTCTTCCCAGGAAAAATTGCCAAGCTCGCGCACCACGCGCATGGTGGTTTCTTGAAACAAATTGACGCCATAAGTCTCTTTGGTTAACTCGGTGAGCAGCGGGTGCAGCGTTTCCACTTTGTCTAATCCGGTGCGCCGCCGCACCCATGCCAATGTGCCACCGCTGGCGGCTGGTCCAGGACGCGCCACAGCGGTGATCTGCACAATGTCATTGATGTGGGACACTGGCCGATTAGACTTGCCAATTTGGCTGGTAACATTTTGCAGCACAGAGCCATTGAACTGAAAGATGCCGGCAAACTGCCCTTTGTTGAGTACGTCGAATGCTGCCTGATCATTCAGCGGCAGCTGCTCCAACCAACCGGATTTTGGCGGGACACCAAGTTGTTCAAGCGTACGCTCAAAAATGGAAAGCTGCGTTAGCCCTAATGCATCAATCTTGAGCAGACTCAAATCCTCACTGTCTTTTTTGTCACACATGGCTGAATTGGTGCGCGCGTCCACTGCGACATATTCAATGACCGGTTCCTGAGTGATGATGATGCCGGCAGCGTGTTGCCCGGCAACCACTGGGTGACCTTCCATTGGCGCCATGATGCGGGCTTCTGGATATTTGGCGATGAATTCACGACCAGTTTCTGTGTCGTTGAATGCGTCTTCTAGTGCTTGCATTGCGCGTGAATCGCCACTGCTGCGTTCAATGATGGTGTCTGATAGCTTGACGATCTCCCATTGCGGAATGCGCAGCGCTATGCCAGCTTGATTCAACGCTGAGCGTGGCCGGAATAGCAATACAGTGCCGAGCCGAGCCACGCGATCTTCGCCATATTTTTGCGCGGCATAATCAAACACCATCCAACGCTTCTCATCGCTGAAGTCCACATCGATGTCCGGTAAGTCAGTACGATTGATGTCAATGAAGCGCTCAAAGATCAGGCCAAAAGGAATTGGATCAACGGTGGTGATGTTGATGAGGTAGCAAACCAAGCTGCCGCACGAGCTGCCGCGTGCCGGACCAACAATCATGTGCTCCTTGGCAAAGTTGATAATGTCCGCCAGGATGAAGAAATAATCCTCAAATTGCTTTTCGGCAATCAGCGCGAGTTCGCGCTCGAGCCGCTCACGGTAAATTGGATCTTGCAGATTGCAGCCAGTACGTTCTGCACCTTCTTCACAAAGCTGGCGCAATGTCTTGTTGGTTTGCGGTTTCAGCAATGTGCCGTGCTTCATTTTGGCTTGGCAATCACGCAACACCTCTTCACGATTGACTAATGCTTGATCTGCTTGGGATGCGGCAAACCAGTTCACTGCCGCATGCCATTCAGCATCACTAAGAATGTGTTGCGGATAGGACTGCGTCTCTGCACGCAGCCTGCCAAGCGCCACGCGGTAAAGCTCACGGTCTTCTTGTCTTGGGTAAACATTGTCGCTAATAGCAATGAAGGCATGTCCGGCACGTTCAGCTGCGCGAAACAAGCCAGCGGGTAATGCTGGACTGAGCCCAATAAAGAAGTCTGCAGCAGGCTCAATGCCGTTCAGCTGCAATTTATGACCGGCGATTTTGATCAGCCCTGGTGCATTAATTGCTTGGCTGATTGAGAGGTTTGGCCGGTCATTAGCGGTGCATTTGTGCAACAATTCATGCAATGGTCGCAATGAATCAATGGCGAGGAACCGCCAGGGATTGCCCTGCACCGGCAGCTCCACGCCATAGATTGGCCGCAGATTTGCTTTGTTAGCAGCCTTGGTCCAACGGTTAAAACCATAAGTGGAAAGTGTGTCGCAGATCGGCGCAGTTGACCAGCCAATCGCCTGCAGCCGTTTGATCACATCATCGATGTGACCAATGGCGGTGCGGAATGAATAGCCTGTGCGGATCATATCAGTCCCAGCTCACGTTTGATTTTTTCTGGATCTCTGTTTGCCATGTTTGTGCAAAACTGCAACACATCTTGCCAGCCATCGTGATTTTTGGCAAGCAAATTTATGCAACGCCAAATGTCGATCTCGTTCATTTTGATATAAAAACAATTGCTGCGTAACTCACTTCCTCCAAAATTGTTAAAAAGAAAACATATTTCGCCATTGCGTAAAAGATATGGTTTTAGTGTTGCTTCAGCTTCAACGAGAGATCGAGAAGATGAAGCTATGCTGGATCGCTTGGCGGCAATTCTTGTAAGTTTCATAGCTCGCCTCGTTTGACGAGTTCTACACAGCAACGCACCAGCGCTCGCGTGTCAACTTTGGCGCGATGCGCATCAGCGAATTTTTCATTGAACAAATGCTGATGCAAATTGGTCAGTGTCAAGCGCTTGCCTTGAAGATGAATTGTTTGCTCAACAGTGCAGAGCACGCGCGGCCAGTTAACGATGCGGCCTAGCCGGTTTGCTTCAATGTCTATGATCTCTTTGTCGAAGGAAGCATTGTGCGCAATGACTAGCGGCGCAGCTTCAATTGAAGAGATGATTTTGTCAGCGACTTCTGCAAATGATGGCGCATCCTTCAGCATGTTGTTATTGATGGAAGTAATGTCGGCAATTTCTTGCTCGATCAGCTTGGGCGGTTTGACCAATGTTTCATAATCAAAGAGGATTTTGCCATGCGCCAAATCAACCAAACAGCCGTAGAACTCAATCAAGTGTGGTTGCCGCTCCAACTTGATGGAGCGATTTTCCGACAAACCATTCGTTTCTGTATCAAAGACGAAAGCCATTAACACTGAAACTGCTCCCAGAAGCGCAGCCACTGGCTACGTGGAACGCTGTTCGGCCGAGGAAAGTGACGTCCTAATATTTCCACGCCGTCCATGTTTGCGTCTATTGTCATGTGTTCGGGCTTCCAGCATAGCTGCGTAGACGATGAGGTCGTGTGCTGAGTCTCGGTGTCCGCCATTATTCCACTCCACTGTGTAACGGGTTAATTTGACTATCGCAAGCATCAACAATGCGAACCGCTCATGCTCATCTATAGAATTGAGCGTGATGCCATCTGGAAATAATGCTTGCAATGTTGCGCCAAGCCGCTGGTGATTGTCACGGTAAACTGCATTGCGCACACCAAAAGTGTCAAGTGCTTTCTGCAGCAGGGAGTATGTTTCGTTGGTCATCACTTCCCAATTGCTCATTGTTTAGCCTCTTGATGAACTTGATGTAGCTGTGCGGTCCGACTTCGTAGATGCGATAATGATATTTGCGGCCATAACCAGGACTGCCAGGTTGCGTCAAGTATTCCGAGGTGTGAGAAATGGTGCGCGTTTCCTGAACTATTTTGGCATGTGACATGATTGGAAATGGTTCGCCATTGTCCAAGTGCACGCCAACGTGGCTGATGAAACAACGCGGCGTGTAAAGCATGTGCCAATGTGGCCCAGAAATATAGCGAATGATTTCTAACTCAATGCCAAGCGAATAATTGAATTGCAACTCGGCCACGTTTTCACCTGCATTGATTGTGTTGTTGGCGAGCCAAACTTTAGATTGTGCCGTGACTTGATCGGTGATCCAATCCGCCTTTTCCAGCCCAAGACTTTCTTTCAGTTCGGCTGCAGCGTATTGATCAATGCAGTAATAGGCAATCTGATCCATCTTCATGGCGCACCATAAGTGATGTCACAGCCAGCCAAGTATTTGTGTCGCTGTTTGGAGGACAAAAGGAATGCAATGAATTCAGCCAGCGTGTTTGGATCCGTTTCCTCTTCTGCTGGCAACGCTGCTAGCTGATATTTGCGCGCTTGTTCTGGTGTCCAACCGCGCAGTTCGCAAACGCGCTGATCAATGGTCTTGCTCATGCCGGTGCCGGCAAGCTTATTTGGCGATACTGAGAATACAGTGATGCGGTGTGTCTTCATCAACTCACGTGCCAGCTGCTTGGTCATGATCCAAGCTGCGCCCTTGGAGGCGTTGTAGGCAAGGCTTGAAGTCATTGGCAAATGTGCAGCATTGGAAACAATATTGAGAACAGTGCCGCCGCGCAGCACATCAGCCAACGCTTGAGTGACCAGAAAGATTGCCTTGGCATTGGTGTTCATAATTTTGTCAAATTCATGTTCCTTGAGCAATGGCAAATAACTCAGTCCGTTGATGCCAGCGCAGTTGATCAAAATGTCAAGTTGTTTGAATTCCTTGGCTGCATCTTCCACTTGCCGCCGGTCAGTGACATCCACTCCAGTTTCCCGGCTCCAATCGAACACATTGTCGCCGATGGCACGCAATTCTTTGACAATGGCTGCGCCAAGGCCGGAGCTGCCGCCAGTGATGATGATTGTTTTCACATTTTCCTCAACAGCGTAATGATGCCAACAGTGCGATAAGCGGCCAGCACGTCTTCCCGATCGTCAATGGCTATAATGGGAGTGAATGAATTATTCCAATATGGCCGTGCCAATTCCACCTTCAATTCCGGTGACGGTCGGAAATCGCCGTGTGGTCGCATCAACAAGTCGTGGATTTTTACATTGTTTTGCAACAGCCAATCATTAGTAGATCTGCGCCAGTACTCTGGCCGAGTGGTGATACAAACCACTTTGAAGTCTTGAGCCATTGAATTTACCAAAGCGATCATCGGCCAAATCGGTTTGTCATTTTTTGCCAAGGCATGATAGGTGTCCCAATCACCAATGTATTGGTCACGCCACGCAGACGCTGCTAGCGTGTGGTCTAAGTCAGTGATGAGTATCATTATTGATGGGCGGTTGTTGGCTGACAATTCGGAAACCATTCTTGCCATTTTTTAAAATGACACGTTCGATTTTGCCCTCCTTGACGAGCTCGTCGATTGCTTGTTCAAACTCATCGACTGCTTGCTTAAGTTTGGTCATGCGGTTTCCTTTTTCAGTAAATCTGCGCCCTTAGCCAAGTTGGTGCGCAGCTCGCCCGCTGGCAGTGCGTTAGCCACTTGCTCGATCAATGCGATGGCTTTGGCTTGTTTAGGTTCAATAAAAGTTGCTGCCCATGGCCAAGCTTTGATCGCTGCTGCTTTCATCGCTGCGATCACTTCGCGATATTCGCTTTGCACTCGCATTGAGTCACGTGCGCGTACCAAATCAACCCAAGCGCGCAGATTGTACTTGGCGATCAGATTGCAGTGTGTGTTCATTGGTAACACGCCGCGTGCGTCTTCCAGCGGACAACCGTCTTTTACCAGCTTATCATATGAAGCCAGTGCTGCGCCGAGTGTCAGCTTGTAATACAAGACGCAATCTTCCGGCACTGAATCAGGAACGTGGCAGGTCACGTCCTTCATATTGGTCACGCGCTGGCTCTGCATGGCGTAGCTAGCTTGCCGCGAGCGAGTGATCTGCTGGGCGCAAGCGCGGGAAATGCCGTTGATGGCAAAGATTAAATCGACAAATTCCCAAGAGCTGGCGATGGTGGAACTCATGTAGGTCAGCTCTTTTTGCAGCGCCAGCAATGGCATGGTCATGAATTTTTCCAGACCGTCCGGCGTCATGTTGAGCCGTGTGCCTTTGGTGAAGGCCAGCAGTCGCGCGGCGTACCAGCCTTCGTCGGTGGTGCCTTTGCCGGTGAAGTGGATCAGATCAACGTGCATTGCCGTTTCTCCTGACCGCTGCCTTGGCAGCAGCGCCGATGTGTTCGCTGATTGATTTCTCTGCATAATAACCAGGACCTCCATTTGGTGGTTGATTGCCAATAGGTGCAACATAAATTCTTTTTTTGCCCCTAACTATTCGATATTCATAATGACCAGAATTTGTCATATTGCTAAATACCGATGTTATAGCGCCTTCACTAGCGCCATAATCTTTCAATCGTTCGGCGATTTTTTTCACATCATGAATTCTGTCGTGAACCATAGAACCAACAATTTGTTGATCCGTTAATCGTCCTGTAAAAATTCTACTTAGCACGGCTTGGCTTCCTTGTTAATATGGTCGAAAATGATGAATTGGCGCGCGACGCATGTGTGGATTTGGGCCTCTCTTTTCCACTATCCAAGTGCCTTCTTTTATAGCTCGGCGTCGCGCGGTGGCGTAGTCACGACTTCTAGCCTTTCCGGGAGGCTCAAGGATAAATGTGTCACCATCTTCCATGTCATCGAACATTCCATGTTCATCGAAAAATTTAATATGGCTGACCATGTCTGGAGGATTTTTATACCGCCATATGATGTCACTGCCGTGAAACCTGATGTAAGTCATAAAATCAGTCACATAACTTTTATCGACTTCGGGCAAGCGACCAATTCTTTCCCCAAACGCGCAAACTTGACCTTTTAGTCTTCTTCCTAAAGCCATGCATTGCCAATCTACAGTGATTGGAAATGGTGATGTGGCCTCCTTGATATGGTCATTGAGTTGTGGCCAATTGGTATAACCGAAAATTCTTATCAGCTCGCGTCTTAGTTTTGACGTTTTCATGGTTTCCTCCTTGAATTTTTATAACCATGGGGCTTGGGAGACGTAAATGTTGCCGGAGAGTGAACCGGCATAGTTGAAGCGCTCGTCGATCCACCAGTACGGTCCGTACTTTGAATCTTCGGTGGTACGCGCGACAATGCCATTTACCCGGCGGCGAAAATCGCGCACTGTGGTCTGTGCAATGAAGCTGCCATCACGGTCAACCAGCAGCACATAACATTGCGTACCAGCTTTCTGGTCCTCTAGCTCGATGCAGTAATTGAGACCGCCTTCTGACACGGAAAAATCTTCACCTTTGTCTGAGCGTTTGCAAATCAGCACGCCAATCATCGGGTCGAGAAATTTAATGTCATTGGGCGCGACGTTGTGCGCAACACGCTGTTCCCAATCCAGCGCTTTGCAGCTCTTGAGCTCTTCCATCCTGGACGCTAAATTTGTCTGTCGCATGGCTTCGTTCCTTATCTTACCCGCACCATTTCGTAGCGGTCGTTGATCCATCTGCCGATCTTGCGCACATCTTGTACCAGATCGTCCATCAACAGCTTGGGACGCCAGGTGGCGAAGCGTCCGAGTGAGAAGATGCCGTGCTTGTCGGTGGCCCAGAACATGAACTGTTTGCGCTCCTGGTCGTCTATGGGAGCGATCTTGGCATATTGCTGCTTGTGGTAGCTGATGTCTGTGAAAGCGTTCACTGGCAATCCGAGCAGCTGCGCAACACGCGCTGGCAACTCGGCATTTGTGCCGATGCATTCCACGATCAACTCATCACCAGTGATTGAAATGCGAGAAATCGGATTGGCAGGATCTGGCACGAGCAGTGATACATAAGCGTCGCAGCTCCTGATCTTGGCGTGCATATTCACGCCGCTGTTGAAAGTGAATTTGGGGATACGATGGTATTGCAATATTGCCATCAACTTCGGCATTGGGATTGTGGAAATGACCGGCGAATGATTACCGAAAGTGTAACGGTGACGATATTCAATGTTCAGGCCTTTGCTCATGCGAGCAATCAAATCTGGCGGTGCGATCCATCGCTCGTCCACCACTGTGCCTGCGATAATGGAACGATCGGAGCGATAAACGGCGGTGTTCTTGAAAGAATAAGCCAGCGCATCGGCGATCGGATTGGTCCATGGTGCTGTGGCCTTGATCATGGTCACGCGCTTGAAGTCAATGCCCAATGCTTCACCAACGATGTTGCTGCGGAAACGCAGCACAGCGGAATGGTTGTTTGGCAATTCATCTTGTGCTTCGAAAATTTTATGTTGCGCCGAGCGCAGCATGTTGCCCGCCAACAGTCCAGCCAAACCAGCGCCCACAATTTCAATCATTGCAGCGGTCCGCGTTCGTTACACACCCAGATGTTTTGAATAAATGCTGTCAATTCAATTAACACGGAGTTGCGATTTTTAACGTTTCTCAAGTGAAAAGCAATGAGTGCCGCTGCCGCATGAGCGATGTCCCATGCTGATTCATCTTTTAATTCTGATGCTAATCTTAACACCAGCTCGTCCATGTGATCGGCGTATTCGTTTGGCATTGACAGCTCCGGATGGGGGTGGGAGCCGCGTGTGAACGCCGCGCGGCTCCCTTGCTCCTCGTTTTGCTTGTGCGGCTGGGACACGAGGAGCAATTACATTGTGTCTTGTGCTTGTTCGACGACGAGTTCCTCCTGTTGCGGTGTCTCAGCTTGTTTTTCGCCTGAGTTGAACGCTTCGAACAACCGCAGACCACGTTCAAACTCAGCAGCATCTTGCACTGGGCGCTCGCCGTTGATCTCCCAGGTGAACCAGGAGCCATATTGGTTCTGTCGCAAGCGTGTCTTCATGCGGTAAATGAATGCCCATGACGGCGCGCTCTTGCCGCTCGGCAGCAAGCGCATGTTCATGTCGGACATCCAATTCTTAGAGATGGTGTGGCCAGATGAAGTCATTGGAATGACGTACGGCATTGGCTGCTTGCCATTGACGAGCACAAAGCCAATGTGATTGCGTGTCTGGATGACTTCATTGCCATTGGGACGCAGAAACTTTCTCCGGCCCGGATTTTGCGGATCGACAAATGGGTTGGCGTCCTCCGGCGGGTTGGTGTGCCGTGCGACGAAACCGCCACCATGATCACGCGGTATCCATTCAATCCAGTTGACGTCGAAGAAACAAGGCTGAAACAAGATGCCTTCGCTGCCCTTGACGATGGGGTTGGGCGCATTGCGCAGCCAAATGTCGGCGGCTTTGGCGCCAGGAATGTAGCGAGTGTCGTGCTCTTCCACCTGCGGAGATTGCTTCTGCAGAATGTAAACCAGCGGAACGAGATTGTCTTCTTGTGACTTGCTCAGTCCCTGGTTGCCGTGCTGCTCCAGCTTGTCCAGCAATTCTGCCGGCAGCTGCGACGGTGATGTCACCACTTTGACTTCTTTCTTCACTTTATTTTCTTTTGCCATGCTAGTTCTCCATGCTCTGCACAATAAATTCCTTGCGCCGCTGCACCGCAGAAGCGATAAGGCTCGCCTTCTGCGCTCACTGGCCAGCGGCAGCTGTCTTGTCGCAAATCGAACAGCGTGATATTGTGTTTGCGCCGTCGTCGCAACTTTGGCTGCACCACCACTGTCACAACTTGATGGGGCTGAATGAGCAACATGCGGCGTGGCAAGCGGTGTGGCGGCAATGGCCGTCGCTGTTCGCTCACAACATGTGGTGACAACTTGAGGCGATGTGCCTTGCCGATGATGGCGTTGCGGCTCACACGCGTTCCGGTGTGCTTGGAGACTTCATCAGCGATCAAGGAGGCGCTCATGCCTTGAGTCCACAACTCCGTGAGCAGCTCGATGGTTTCATCATTCCATATCACTTGCGTTCCTTCAGGTTCACCACACGGCCGACGCTCGCACCAATCACATCGAGCGGCGGCAGTGGACGCCTGCCTTCGAATTGCTCCTTCAGCCATGCAGTGAGTGTCTTGTGGTGCACCGTTTCGTGCACTGTCGTGCTCACCGGGAAACGCTCCAGTGAGCGCAAGATGCGGGCGGCCAACGCGCGTTCATGACGCGGCAGCTCGACGGTGATTTCAGTCTTGATTAAATTCTCGTGGCCGAACTCAGTCAGCGCTGTGAATGCAGCTTGCCGCTGTTCGCTGGACCAATTGCTGGCGATGTTGGCGGAATAAAACGGCGTAAGAGTTAAGTCACACGCAGCAGAATTGCCCTGTGCCGGCAAACCGATGCGATCAATGCCCGCCATATCCATCAAGTCTGGCAGGCGCTCGTGCATGTAATTTTTCAGCTGGCTGTTCACCGTGCGCAGGCGCTCTTCCAGGTCCGCTTTTTCCTTCAGCAGATCGCGGTAAAGCTGCGCCGCAGCGTGCGCGTCAGTCAGACGCTGCGCATTGACGGGTTTGTTGAAGTGCGGAACCGGATGATTAGGCATGTCTAAAACCTTGGCGAATGGAGTGTGCGCTAATTTCTCCGAAAAGGCAAATTATTTTTTTCCTTGCCTTAACTTTATTTTGGAGGCAGACTAGGAATTCGTCTTGGTGTGACTGCCCGAGGTTTTATGAGCGCGCTCTCCGCCGCGATTGATTACGCGCGTGCCGGATTGCTGGTTTTCCCAGCGCCGCCAGGGACTAAGATGTCGTACAAATCGGCCCGGTGGTCCGGCGGCAGGCGCTGGGGAGCCACCCGCGACGAGGAAGAAATTAAGCAGGACTGGGCGCGCTGGCCGGACGCTAATGTGTGCATCGTCACTGGCGAGGTTTCCGGGGTTTTTATCACTGAGACAGATAATAAAGGCGATGTCAACGGCAATGCAACGCTGGTGGCGCTGCAGCGTGAAAATGGTCAACTGCCGTTGACACTACAAGCGCGCTCGCCCAGCGGCTCCATTCATTATTATTGGCGCTATCCAACCGACGGCCGAGTGGTGCGCAATGACGTTGGCCGCAAATTGGGTGTTGGTGTTGATGTGCGCGGGGAAGGTGGCATGGTGGTCGCACCACCATCAGTGCGTGACGGCAGAAAATATGAATGGCTCAATGAAGGAACTGTTATTGCCAACGCGCCGGGATGGCTGCTGCAGCGGGTAGCAGAACTTTTTTTGCCAGAGTGTGAAGGCGGCGGCGAAGAATGGCCGGTGAACATTGAAATAGTGGCGGCGGCCGTGAAGATCATTCCGACTGAGCTGAGTTGGCACGAGCGCAACCGCATTGGCATGGCCATTTGGGTCGCCACGCGTGGTGAAGGATTTGCGATCTGGGACGAATGGCTGCAACGCTCCGGCAAATATGATCGCGCGCATGCGCTCAAGCGCTGGCGCGGCATTTCCACATCAAGGCCGAATGATATTGGCATGGGCACGCTGGTCTACCATGCCAATCGAGTCAATGAAAATTGGCTGGACGAATATGACCAGCGGGTGCAGGAAGCGCTATTGCGCACAAACAGGAGAGCTGTCCGTGACCGACAATGTGATTCGATTTGAGCCACCGAGCGGTGGTGGCGTGTTGCCGATGATCCATGTTGTGGACGGTGAAATAGCCCGTGTTGTGGATGAGCTGCAGGATATTTTGATAAACGCTGGTAAGCCGGTGTTTATACGCGCTGGTGCATTGGTGCAACCGATTTATGTTACACATGATGCCGGTGATGGGCGCAAAACGCGGGTGACTATAATTCAGCCGTATGATGCTGGGCGTTTGCGCTATCTGGTCAACAAAAGGGTGGTGCGCTTCGTGCGGCATGATGGGCGGCGACGGCGTGTGACTGTGATTGATCCGCCGGAAAAAGTTCTGAGCACGCTGCTGGTGCTTAAGCATTGGAAGTTTCAACAATTGTACGGCGTGTTCAATTCGCCGACCATGCGGCCGGATGGCTCTATCATTTGCGACAGAGGTTATGACGCGGAAACGCATTTGTGGTTAGAATGGGAAGATGATATCAAGCTGCCATTTGATGTGATCCATGGCCAGCCGACGAAAGATGATGCCATCGCTGCATTACAATTGCTAAAGGGTCTTATGACCGGTTTCCCATTCGTGAGCCAATTAGATGAAGCCATTGCGCTCGCGGCGATTATGACTGCGGTGCTGCACGGAGCGTTTAATTTGTCGCCGATGTTCTTGTTTGTGGCACACACATCGGGTGATGGCAAGAGCTACATGGCTGATCTGATAGCAGCCATCGCCACTGGCAAGCTGTGTCCGGTGATCGCGGCCAGCCGCAGTGAAGAGGAAATGCAGAAACAGCTCGCCACCGTGTTGTTGGACAGTCCTTCAATGATCTCGCTGGACAATCTTACGCGCGATGTCAATGATGAAATTTTATGCCAGATGTGCACGCAAACTTTTATCAAGGTGCGCATACTCGGCAAGAGTGAAATGTCAGAATGTACTTGGCGCGGCACGTTGCTCGGCACTGGCAACAATATACAGTTCAGTGCCGATATGCTGCGGCGTGGTCTCACTTGCCAAATCAATGCAAAGATGGAAAATCCAGAAAGCAGGCACTTCGCCTTCGATCCGATCGAGCGTGTGTTGCAAGATCGTGGCAAATACATCGCTGCCGTCCTCACCATCGCGCGCGCTTATATTCTTGATGAAAACAAAGTTCAATGCGCGCCAAATGGCTTCAATAAATGGAGTGCGATGGTGCGCGAGCCGCTGCTCTGGTTGGGGTGCGAGGATCCAGCTAAGTCGGTCGCTGCGGCGCGGACACAGGATCGTGCGCGGGTGGCAGATAAAATCATCATCGGTTGGGTGGTGGCCAACTTTGGCACTCGGCCTTTCACCGCGCGGGCGCTGACGGAGGCGGCTCGGGACCAAGACCTGGGCAATTTCGGCGGTGCTATGACACCGTTGCGCCATCCCGAGCTCCACGACGCCTTGCTCGAAGTGGCACCCGGAGCGCGTAATCAACTTGAGGTCAGATCGGTCGGCCGGTGGCTGACAAAGACTGTAGGCAAAACGAGATTCTTGGTTATTGATGGAATTTGTGCTGACTATAGCATTGAAATATTTGCAGAAAACTCACATGATGGGCATAAATTTAGAGCTCTGCAAAGAAACCCGGAAAACCACCCTAGGACGGGGTTATAGAGGGTTTCTCCTTCTCTTTAACCTAGCGCGAGAGAAATAGAATAGAAGAAACCAAAAAGCGTATATTTAGCTAAGGGCTAGAAACATCTACGCAAACCCGTATAAACCCGGTGAGAGCAATTTTCCTTGCCAAAGATGGGCAAATCGAGCGATAAGGCCGAGCACACCCTCCAGCCGCGTCTCACACCGCGCCGCTGTGAAGGGTCAAGGTCATGACCTGGCAGCTCACCAGGACTGCTCGAATGCGGAACCATAAGAGTGGTCGGTGAGCTGCTTATTTTTTTGTGGCGTGTGTGAGTTTGTTGCAGTTGAAGTTGTTTGCTAATCGGAAATTGCGCGTGCAGTGTGAGGGGAAGGTGAGTGTGCTACAAATTCCAAAATAGACTCTCTAGTCCTGTACTGGCGGGCAGCCACTGATGCACTGGTACGTGGTGCAGACGAAGCCAAATTTAGAATCGCGCGTGCAGCGTGAATTGGAAGATCGCTTTATTCCCAGTTACTTACCACGCGAACGGGTGCGCAAGCGCCACATTGGCCGCATGGTTGAGGCGATGGAGCCGCTGTTTCGCGGTTACATTTTTGCCGCGTTTGATTTGCGAGACGAACGCTGGAAGAGAATTGCCACGACAAAAGGCGTCTTGTCCATCTTGCCGCGCTTGTCAAATCCAGTCGCCATTCGAGCTGATGAAGTTGCGGGCTTGCGCGACGCGGAAGAACAAGGCATATTTCGCCGTGGTGAAGTGCGACCGGGTGAAAATGTTCGAGTGTATCGAGGCTTCCTTGCCAATCAGATTTTGCGTTGTGTTGAGAGTCGTGGCGAGCGAGTGAAATTGTTGTGGGTGTGTTTGGGTGCGCCGCGTGTAGTGGAAGTACAACTGTCTGATGTTACTGTTGCTTGAGAGTTGGTTGTACGGCCTTGTGTTCATCCCGCTCAGCTGAGATCGGGACTATCCGGAGGCGTGGGTGAAATAGATCTGGGAAATTCTATGCCGCGTCCTAAAGGTTCAAAAAACAAACGAACACTTTATTTACAAGCGCAAGTGCAAGATGCGCTTGAGGCTTGCAAAAAGGCCGAAGTGTCGTTGCCGTCTATTATGGTTGAATCAATTAAATTATTGCGATGCGTGGCAATGGCTTCAATTACCATTCGTGGGCGCGAGCGAAATAGATCGCAAGAAGAACTTATTGCCGGGATGAGCGATTTGATGAAAAATCAATTGGCTGCTCGTTTATTTAAATTAGTACAAGCGACAGTATGGTTGATGGAGTTCACGCATCCGAAGCTAGCGCGTGTTGAACATTCTGGCAAAGATGGCGGGCCGATAGAGCACACGCATGAACAAGCCAGCGAGTATGTCCGTTCACGAATCGATCGCCTTGTTGAGCGACGACGAGCGGACGAGCTTATTTCAGGACCTCACTAAACGCGGACTGTGGGAGAAGCTGCGTTGGGATTGGGACGGTTTTTGGGCCCGACCAGCGCAGCGCATGCCAGCAGGCGATTGGTTGGTGTGGTTGATTCTTGCCGGGCGCGGTTACGGCAAAACGCGCGTTGGCAGCGAAGTGATAAGGAGCTGGGCTTGCGGCCGCACGCCCCTTGAGCGTGGCAAGTTCGAGCGCATGGCACTGGTGGCTGAGACTGCTGCCGATGTGCGCGATGTCATGGTTGAGGGTGAGAGCGGCATCCTTGCCGTGCATCCGTCGGGCTTCAAGCCGTTTTACGAGCCATCCAAGCGGCGCTTGACTTGGCCGAACGGGGCGATGGCTTTCACTTACAATGCCACTGAACCAGATCAGCTGCGCGGTCCGCAACATGACGCGGCGTGGTGTGATGAACTAGCGAAGTGGCGCTACGCTGAGGACACTTACGCTATGCTACAGTTTGGCATGCGTCTCGGCGAGCGCCCTCGCTACGTCATCACCACAACGCCGCGTCCGATCCGCGTGCTCAAGGAAATTATGGATGCAAATGACACCGTGATCACACGCGGCACGACCGCAGAAAATCGCAACAATCTGCCGGCATCGTTTTATGAGAAGGTGTTCAAGCGATACAGCGGCACGCGTCTCGGCCGACAGGAACTCGATGCTGAGATTCTCGACGACAATCCAAATGCGTTGTGGTCGCGTGACGCGATCGATGACAGGCGCGTCGATGAACCGAATGAACTTGAGCGTGTCGTGATTGCAATTGATCCTTCCGGCACGCGTGGCGATGCTGAGCAGTCCGCGAATGATGTTGGCATTGTTGTAGCTGGCCGTGCTCACAACGATCATGCTTATGTGCTTGCTGATCGCACTTGCAATCTTTCTCCAGCGCAGTGGGCAGCGCGTGCAATTGCCGCTTATCGTGAATTTGGTTGTGATCGGCTCGTCGCAGAGCGCAATTTCGGTGGCGCGATGGTTGAGCATGTAATTCGTACTGCTGATCCCGACGTGAGCTACCGTGAGGTAACAGCGAGCCGTGGTAAGTGGGTGCGCGCAGAACCCGTCGCGGCGCTGTACGAGCAAGGGCGCGTGCATCACGTCGGGAGCTTCCCGCAGCTAGAAGATGAGATGCTTGACTTCACGCCTGATGGCATGGCGAATGGCGAAAGTCCAAATCGGCTTGACGCACTTGTGTGGGCGCTGACTGAGCTTATGCTTAAAAGCCCGGTGCCATCGCCGCAGCTTGGGGGATATTGATGCACATCGTGAAAGAACCAATGGTGCTGAATTTCGCGCGCCGTAAGATCACAATGGAGTTCGATAATCAAGGACGCGTGCACTGCAAGCTCGATAATCTGCCGCCCATGCAAGTCTCGATCTGCCACTTCACGGCGAACGGTGGGCTGCTCGTGTTGTTCGAACCAGTGTCGCCACCACCGCTGCCGCCTTTGCCAGAGATGGTTTCTTAATGCCGTTCCCTGATTTCCCGGTTGGGTTGGGTGAGAAGGCCGATCCCGGCACGAAGCTCGATCCGTCGTCGGTGTCGAGCGATTATCTCGCGTTGCAAGACTATTGGACGCTCGTCGATACGATCCTGGGCGGCAAGGAGGCGATGCAGAAAGCAGGTGAGAAATACTTGCCGCGCTTTCAGGAAGAGAATCGCTTATCGAAAGACAGCCAACAGCGGCCGTACGATCCTTATGCGCGGCGATTGCAACAAGCGCCATTCACCAATATCTTCGACGACATCTTGAAGAACCTTGCCAGCAAGCCGTTCTCGCGCGAGCTGAAGCTCAAGGATGGAACGCCCAAGCCATATCTTGATCTTGCCGAGAACATTGACGCGCAGGGCAACAACTTCCATGTCTTCGGGCATGATGTGTTTCGTGATACGCTGGCGCATGCGCTAGCTTGGATACTTGTTGATTACACAAAAGCGACGGCGCGGCCAGATGGCGCGCCGTTGAGCAAAGCAGAAGAATCGCGACAAGGCTTGCGCCCGTATTGGGTGTGGATCAGCGCGCCACGCATGCTCGCGGCTTATTCCGACGTGATCGATGGCGAGGAGATGATCACGCACGCGCGCTATCGCGAAGACACAGTTAAGCTCGACAGCTTCCTTGAGGTCTTGGTCGAGCGTGTGCGCGTGTTGTGGCGCGAGCCAGTCGCGTTCGACGCGGCAGGCAAGCCAACCGCCTATGGCGGCGCGTTCTGGGCGTTGTGGGAACGCATTCAGCCACCGGGCGGGCAGACGAGCGGCGTGTGGCAGATCATCGACACGGGCGAGTACACGATTGGTTATCTGCCATTGGTGCCAGTCTTCCTTGGCGAGCGCAAGTACGCCACCTATCAAGTCGAGCCGCCGCTGCGTAATCTCGCTTGGATGCAGCTCGAGGAATACAACCTTGAGAGCAACATTCAAGGGATTGGCGATGCGACGTGCTTCCCGATGTTTGCATGCATTGGCATGGTCATGCCGAAAGAGGGGCCGCTCGTCGTTGGCCCGCGCAGCGTGATCTACGTGCCGCCGCCAGCGGAAGGCGCGCAGGGTGATTTCAAGGCGGTTGAGCCGAGCGGATCGAGTGTCAACGTCATGGTCAATCGGCTGAAGGAGGCGCGCACGGAGATGCGCGACCTTGGCATGCAGCCATTGACGCAAAGCAACTTGACTGTGATCACCACCGGACAGGTGGCGGTGAAAGCCAACTCGCAAGTCGAAGCGTGGGCGATCAGATTTCGCGATGCGCTTGAGCTGTGCTGGATGATCACTGCGGACTGGCTCGGCAATCCAAACTATCAGCCTGAAGTGATCATCCATCTTGACTACAGCGCGGCCATGGATCAAGGTGTCGGCTTCAATTCCGTGCAGCAGATGCGGCTCAACAAGGACGTGTCGCGCGAGACGGTGACGGCAGCGGCGCAGCGCTATGGTTACTTGCCTGACGACTATGACCCCAAGCAAGACGCCGAGTTGCTCGCTGAGGAAGAACAAGGCTTGATGCCGGAGACGCAGATCAATCCCGTCACTGGCCAGCCGATCGCTGCTCCTGGCCCACCGCAGCCTCCTCCGCAACCTCCTCCGCAGCCGCCGCCGCAACCTCCTGGTCGCAATGGCGGTCGCGCTCTGACGCGATGAAGTGGGATCAGCGCTGCATTCGTTGCGACAAGCCGCGCTTCCCAGGATGGGCGATGTGTCGAACTTGTATGGAGCGCGCGTATCGCGTTGCTTCACACACAACCAAGGGAGATGATCATGGCAACGGCAAACGTCAGCGGAATCAACATGGAAATGGAGAGCGGTTATCCGAGCGGCGAGGACATCACTCAGTCCGCGCAAGCGACCGCGATGCTCAAGGCTGAATTTGATCGCATCGCCTATGGCGGCGGGCGCAGCGGCACTGACGTGTCGGTGGCGAAGCACATGGGTGTCGATCTTAACATCGCGCCGTTCCCTGTGCTGCCGTGGAGCAACACAGCGATTCGCTAGGAGGTTGACATGGCAAAGGCACGGCTCGGCACGGGCAAGCGTTTCGCCGCGTTGAAGAACAAGCTTTCGCACAACACCGCGATCAGCAATCCGGCGGCTGTCGCCGCGTTTATTGGGCGCAAGAAATATGGCGCTCGCCGGTTTGCTAAGTTGGCGGCGCGCGGGCGCAAATGAGTTGATCCTTCATCAGACCCTTGCCACTCGGCTCGCTCGTGATGCTGACGCACTGCGCACCGCCATTGCTGAGCACGAGGGCATGTTCCCGCATGATCCGCCGGATCAAGTGCGGCTCGTGCAGCTGGCGCAACAATTGGAAGCGGCTAACGCGCTAGCGCCCGGCGATTATGTTGAGCTCGGTGTTTTGTTCGGGCAGACACTTAAGTTCATCCACCGCTACGTTGATCCGGTGCGGGTGTTGTATGGCTTTGACACATTCACCGGTTTCGATTCACGCGACATCGCTATCGAGCGCGGCATTTACCCGTGCCATTGGCGCGCGGGAAACTTCAAGCAAACTTCGGTGGTTAAGGTCACTGAGTATCTCGGCAACCCGGCCAATCTCAAGCTCGTGGCTGGTTGGTTTCCGGCCTCGTTCGAGCCGTTCGAGCATTTGCGCTGGCGCTTTGCGCATATCGACATGGACCTGTACGCGCCGACACGTTCTGCGTTACATGCGCTTTGGCCCGGCATGGTCCCCGGCGGCGTGATCATGTTGCATGATTACGGCTGTGAGAGCTTTCGTGTGCGGCTCGCGGTAGATGAATTCTGCCGTTACGTCGTCGGCACACCGGCGATTGAGCTGGCAGATCGCTACAGCACTGCCGTCATTCGCAAACCTTGGTGAGGCAATGAAGCGTTCAATTTGGATTGGCTATGATGAGCGCGAGGAGCTGGCCTATCAGGTCTGCCGTCGCTCGCTCTTGCGCCGTAAGCGCGGTGAGATTGCCGTGCATCGTCTCGACGTGCGGGCGCTACAGGCGTCTGGTGTCTACACGCGCCCGACGCATGAACGGGATGGCAAGCTCATCGACGAGCTGTCGGCGCGTCCTGGTTATGATGGTGTGATCTCGACGTGGCACGCCAATGGGCGTTTCTTCGTGCCAATATTCGCTGCACAAGGCTGGGCGTTATTCATGGACGGCGACATGCTGGTGCGCGGCGACATTTCGCGCGTGTTCGATAATCTCAATCCAGACATGGCGGTTTACTGTGTCAAACACGATCATGAGCCAGTCGAGATCAGCAAAAAAGGCGGCGATGTGCAGACGCGTTACGCCTGTAAGAATTGGTCATCGTTTATGATCTTCAACTGTGAGCATCCCGCCAACGAGGCACTTGAAACGCTGGTCAATCACGTGCCTGGCCGTGAACTGCATCGATTCTGTTGGCTCGATCATCGGCAGATCGGTGCGCTTGATCGCGGCTGGAACCATCTCGTTGGCTACTCGCAACCGCACCCGGATCCGCAGGTTGTGCATTTCACCTCCGGCACACCGAACCTTTCCGGATACGAGAATTGCGAGTACGCCGACGAGTGGCGCGCCGAGGCGGAAAAAGTTATTCCGTCGACAGTATCATGACGATCGACCCTCGCGTTGGTTTCTGGCTGTCCATCGTCGCGGCGGCGCTTTCTTTTTTGGCTGGTGCAGGCGCCACCATGGGCGATCTGTTTGGACCAGACAACGCTAAAGTTGTTCTTGGCATCATTGTGCTGCTCAACGGAGTCATCAATGCTGTCAACGCTGTGCTGCACGCCATTCCATCAAAGCCTGGACGGTTCGATGAATTTCCACTAGCGCCGAAGGCGTTGAAAGAGGATGCTCGCAAGGAGCAGGAGAAGTGAAAGAGCGACCTCCGCTGTTTCTGCCGCGCTGTTTGTGGAACTGGATCATGCGCTTGCTAGGCATAACCATGGCATTTTTTGCAGTAGCGCTGCTATCAGGGTGCGCTTCGATCATGCCATTGCTCGGTGGTCTGAGCACGGGAGGGTTTGGCGGCGCTGCGGTCTCTGGCGCGGGCAACGTCGTCGGCGGTGAGATAGCTAAGAATGAGATCGCGTGGCTTAGGCAGTGGCGGCTCTGTCGCAAGCAATATCGCGCGCGCGACGCCCGCCGCGCCTGCATGGAACGCTATCGCTTAACACGCTAGGGAGCGATCAAATGGCCGAACCTACCACCGAAGAACTGAACGCCGGATTCGACGCGGCTTACGCCGATCTGATCGACTGGTTGATGCACTCGCCGGAGATCGATCGGAACATCCCGTTCGTCGGCAACCTCAAGGATATCATGGTGAGCAAGGTGAAATCGACGGAGGGCCGTTCGCGGTTGCTCCGGCTCGTGCACGACATCATCGTCGCCGACAACGCGGTAGAGGCAAAAGCGAAAGCAGGAGGATGATGTGGAGCCGCTGGCTATCCTACAGCTCGCCCTGAAATACGGGCCGTTGGTCAAGGAAATCCTTGACGCGGCGGAGAGCAATTTCTCCATCGTGGAGAAACTGAAGGCGTTGTCTGCGCCGCTCGCGAATTTGCTGGAAGGCATCGGTAGCAAAATGTTCCCCGAGGCGCAGCCCGCGCTGCACGTAGCCGCCGGTGCCATGGCAGCATTCGACCCGAATGTCATCAAGTGGGTCCAGGGTTCGCTCAACGTGTTGCTCGATCCGTCGCCTAATCTCGCTGTCGATGGCATCCCTGGGCCGCGTACAAAGGCAGCAGTCAAACGCATTCAGGAAAAGCTCGGCCTCTCGCTGATAGACGGTTGGGCCGGACAACTCACCCAGGCTGCGATCGCGACCGCGTTGGCGAAGCTCGCGCCAAAGACAACGTGAGCGAGATCGTCAACAGCAACTTGGACGGCACGTTGTCGCTGGTCGACAAGACGTGGAACGACGCGATGGAGACGGCGGCGTTGCGTTGCGAGGAGGCGGCCAAGGATTTGTTTGCGGCGGACGGTGAAGACGATGATCCTAAGCTCTACAAGTCAAGCGGTTGGGTTTGGCCCGCCGGTAGATTCATCAGGCGCTTCGCGCAGGACTTCCGCGAAATGAAACGTGGGACGAAGTGATGGTCTGTTTTATACCGCCAGAGAAATATGACCATGAGCCCACCAAGCCGTACACGATAAAGTACGGCTGGTATCCTCGAGCCTATTCGCAGATCGGTGACTCCGGGGACCATGTGATCCACCTGCCGAACAGGTTTGTAAAGCCTATGTTCTATGCGAACCAAACGTACGAGAGCTTGATTCGTCACGAGAAAGGCCACATCAACGGCTGGCCCGCGAACCATCCGGGCATGATCACCGACTGGAACCTCTGACCCAAGTGAATCCGTTCACCTTCCACGGCTTCGTGCTTTGGCTTTTCTTCTGGATCGGCGCGCTGTACGCCTTGGCTTATCTGATGCACGGCTTGGCTTATCTGATACGCGGATATTAGGCGCGTGAGTTGGCTGATTGCAATTCCTGCTTGGGGCGATCGCTGCGTCGCCCATGCCGTGCGCTCAGCGCTGCCATCCGTGCAGGCGGCGTTGGCGCACGCGCAAGCAGAGGCGCGTTTCGTCATTCATACAGATCGAGCGCCGCAGTTTGCGGACTCGTCGGCGCGAGTAACGTTTTTAACGCTGCCCCGCGAGCGTTACTCGCGCTACTACGCGTTGTCGGACTGCCATCGGCAGGCGATCTTTATGGCGAAGCCAGGTGAATTCGTCGCACTGCTCAACGCTGATCATGTCGTGTCGATTGAAGCTTTCGCCGCCGCCGAGAAACGACTACACGCGGGCAAGCGCATCGTGATGATGGCGGGCATGCGGACCTCCGCGCCGGACGAGCCTGCGCCGCTCAACATGCGCTCGCGCGAGTTATTGAAATGGGCCTGGGAACATCGGCACAACAGCGCTGAAGACGCGATCTGGGGCACTGGCGCATCCACATCACTGTCGTCGCTATTTTTTGTTGACGGCGAGGAAGTGGTCTCGCGCTGGTTTCATCTGCATCCGTTCGCTTTCGTCAAGGAACCTGGCTTGACCTTCAATGGTCTAACCGTTGACGAAGACCTTGGCGAGCGTTGGCCACGCGATCTTGTGCATGTGGTCGAAGATCCAGATGAGGCGGCGCTGATCGAGCGTTCGCCTGAGTCATTTCGCTTCAAGAGCCATCAGCGGCCGGTGCAGATTCGCGACGTGGCGTTTTGGGCTTACGGTGAAAACGGCCATGGTGGACGGCGAACGACGCATTTCCACCACTGGCTGTTTAAGCATCGCATCGTCTTGCGCGGCGATGGCCGCGACCTTGGCGACCGAGCTGTATGCGACGCGATCTTGAGCGTGATCCCGCACGCGTCATGAACATACAGCTCGGTGCCATGCACGCTGAAAGTTTTGCAACCGATCCGAAGCATTTGTTGTTCACGCTAGCGCGTTATCATTTCGTCGCTCGTGTGCTGTGTGGATATGGCCGCGTGCTTGAGATCGGCTGTGGCGACGGCACCGGCGCGCATCTCGTAGTGAAAAGTGTCGGCGAGCTGGTCGGTATCGACCGCGAACCGTCGCCAAATTATCCTGGCGTGTTCGTGCAAGTCGATCTGCTCGACGGTGAGTGCGGCTTGGGCGCATATATCTGCGGCGGCAATTTTGACGCAGCCTTCATGCTCGACGTGCTGGAACACATTCCGCCGAAAAAGGAGCGCGCGGTGCTGTCTGATGTATGTGTCAATCTCAAGCCGCACGGCGTGATGATCGTTGGCATGCCGTCATTGGAGAGCCAGCCGTACGCCAGCGAGCTGTCGCGTCGCCATCATGTCAACTGTAAGACTGAGAGCGGGTTGCGTGACACAATGCGAGCGCACTTCGACAATGTATTCTGCTTTGCCATGCAAGACGCGACGCTGCACGTTGGTTTCGGCGCGATGGCGCACTACCGGCTGGCGTTGTGCACGAACAAGCGATGAATTACGAAATTTGCTCCATCATCGATGGGCGCGCTTTCACAACGGCGCGCGCGGCTATTGAGACGGTATTCACATTCGACGATACATACGCAGACGAGTCCACGCCTGCATTTCATAAGCGCGTTGTACGGGCGCAAGACATCATCAACTCGCGCGGCGTTCCATCATCGATCGCGTTTCAGTTGCATGATGATCTCGCGCGCTTGCTTGGTCCAGGTCAGTTGATGATCCAAGCAGGCATGTTCTTGCGTGCAACCCGCCCCAATGACGATGACGAAGCGATCGGTTGGCATCGTGAAAGCATGTATGGCGGTCCACCAGGAACGTGGAATGTATGGATGCCGCTCGTGCAGATAAATCAGGACAATGCGCTGCAATACATCCCTGGCAGCGCAGAAATTCCTGATGATGAATTGATCGTCACAGCCGACAATCGCGGTGTTGTTGAACGCGGCTCTGACGGACAAAGCATCGGCTTTTTGTACGCACCCAAGCGCATCGTGCGCGGCGTCGATCTGAGCAAGGCTGAGCCGATGCTGGTGCCACTCGGCAGTGCCGCCATATTTCCTGGCGCGCTGATCCATGGCGCAGGCGCCAATCGTACTGACAGAATTCGCTTCTCGCTCGATATGCGGGTGATCGCGCAGCGCAATTTGCACTGATGGGGCTGGGCGACAATTTGATGGCGACGGGAATGGCGCGCGGCGCACGCGAGCGCGGCACGACGATCGCATTCGGTGATGGCCAGCGGATCATTTGGGACCACAACAGCGAAATCGTCTTTCGCAACAATCCAAACATCGCACGACCAGGACACGATCTGTCGAACGCGACTTGGATCGCGTTTTACAAAGGCCATCGCATCTACAACGTGCAAGACAGCGCACGCGACCGCTGGGTCTGGAATATGGAATTCCGTCCTGAGCCGGGTGAAATGTTTTTTGAGCCGGATGAATTATCGTTCGCCAAGCGTTTCTCAACTAATCAAATTATTATCGAGCCGAACGTCGCGGAGAAAATGTCGGGGCCAAACAAGTTGTGGCCGCTCGACCGTTATCAACGCTTGAGCGAATGGTTGCGGCGTGATGGATATGAGGTCGCACAGTTTGAGTATCCAGGCATCCGTCGCTATTTGCGCAATGTACAGCTGCTGCCGGTGCGCAATTTTCGTCAAGCTTTACTGGCCCTGCGCAAAGCGCGGTTGGTCATATGCAGCGAAGGTGGGTTACATCACGGCGCAGCAGCGATGGGAACGCGGGCTGTTGTGTTGTTTGGCAGTTTCATTCCGCCACAAGTGACAGGTTACGATTTTCACGAGAACGTTGCCGTTGGCCAAGTGTGCGGTC